ATGAAGTTTCTGAAGGACTTGCGTCTACTCAGAAGGAGAAGCTCGCCTCACTTTCCGAAAGTGTAGAGTTTGAAAGTGAAGAATCTTATCGTGAAAAGCTGGAGACACTGAAGGAATCGTATTTCCCCAAGACTGCTCCCGCTGCTGTTGCTAAAACTGAAACCCTGTCTGAGGGTGAAACTCATAACCATCAGCAATATTCTGATTCCATGAGTGCATATCTCAGATCCATGGGCACTTTTAGCAAATAGTCTGAATTTAACATTAAACAAACACTAACTTAAATAGGTAAAGCAAATGTTCCAATCCGAACAGTTGCAGGAAAAGTGGGCACCCCTTCTTGAGTATGATGGACTTGAGTCTATCAAAGATCCTCATAGAAAGGCTGTAACCGCTGTCCTGCTCGAAAACCAAGAGAAATTCCTGAAGGAGTCTTCCTCCTTTGAGACTGGTGGATCCCTCCTGAGTGAGGCTGCTCCT